CTGAAGAACTTGTTGATGAGAATATCTTTGACACTATTGATTTAAGTATTAGGGAAAAAGGAATACATAATAGAGTTATACTTATACTCAACCCTGTAACTAAAGAACATTGGATATATAAACGTTTTTTTGAGGACAAAGGAGTAGAAGGCGGTTTTAACGGTTTTAAGGACAATATATGCTATATACACACCAACTACCGAGACAACAAAGAAAACCTCTCACAGAGCTTCCTAGAGCGTATTAAGAGCATAAAGCATAGAAACTTTAAAAAGTATCAGCACAAAATCTTAGGGGGGTGGTTAGACAAAGCAGAAGGAGTTGTCTTTGAGAATTGGAGCATAGGCGAGTTCAATCCTGATGGCTTACAAACTTCTTGCGGTATGGACTTTGGATTTAGTGTTGACCCTGACAGTCTTACAGAAGTAGCTATTGATAAAAGGAAGCGTAAGATATATTTAAAAGAACACATATACAAGAACGGCTTAAAGTCAAACGAGTTGGCTAAAATCATATTAGACAAAGTAGATAACAAACTTATCATAGCTGATAGTGCAGAGCCAAGACTAATAGCAGACCTTAGACATTTAGGGGTAAACATTAAACCTGTTAAAAAAGGAACTATTGAAAGTGGCATTACTCGTATGCAAGACTATGAACTTATAATAACTTCCGAAAGCACTAACATAGCTAAAGAGCTAAACAATTACATATACGCTGACAAAGGTTCAAAGCTTTATGTAGATAACTACAATCACGCAATAGACGGAGTTAGGTATAATGTTATTTATCACCTAGACAATCCAAACGCAGGGAAGTATTATGTGCAGTAAACTAAAAACAACAAATTTCTATTATATAACAGATGAAAGTAAAAGTCAAAAAGAAAGGTAAGGTAAAAGAGTTTAAACTTATTAGTAGTTGGAAAGATGTAACTCTAGAGAAATGGTTAAAGCTTATTGATTTTGCAACAGGCACAAAGACTGAAGAAGCAACTGAAACAATAGCAGCGTTATCTAATATTCCTAAGCAGTTAGTAAAGGAATTAGCTTTATCAGATGTAGCAGTTATAATGAGTAGGATTGCAGAGCTACAGCAAAAGCAAGATACTAAGCTTAAAAAGATAATTGAAATAGATGGTATTGAGTACGGCTTCCATCCTGATTTAGATAGTATAACGCTAGGAGAGTATGCAGACTTAGAAACTTTTATTAAGGGTGGAATAGAAAAGAACTTACCTGAAGTAATGGCTGTTCTGTATAGACCGATAAAAGAAAAGAAGAATGATATTTATATTATTGATGCTTATGATGGAGACATTCGGCTTAGGACGGAAGAAATGAAAAAGATGTCAGCTCAACAAGTGCAAAGTGCGTTGGTTTTTTTTTACACTTTAGGGAAAGAGTTGTCAGAGATTTTGCCATTATATTTGATGGAGCAGCTGAAGGAAACGAAGACGCAATAGCAACAGAAAGCTTTGCTGATAAGTGGGGTTGGTTCGGTGTAATGTATAGATTGACAAATGGAGAGATAGTAAACTTAGAAAGAATAACGAATTTAGGACTGTTAGAATGCTTGACTTGGTTAAGTTATGAAACAGACTTAAACTCACAAAATAAAGTTAAAAGAAATGGTGAACAATAAAAGTTATAATAACGTAGTAAACACTTTGCTAAGACTAGGCGAGTATCACGAACAGATAAGCACAACTTCAGTTGGCGACATTTACGACATCAATCTTGAGAAGATGGAGAAGTTTCCGCTAATGCACGTAAATCCAACATCAGTAACAACAGGCGACAGTCAATTGACTTATAACTTTCAAGTGTTTGTAATGGATATGGTATCTGAGAAATCAGATTGGCAAACTAAACAGCACGAGCTTTTAACTAAGTTAGTAGATAGAGAGAATAACGAACAAGAAGTATTTAATCAAACTCTAGCAATTTGCACAGATATTATTGGAATGCTAAGGCATAGTTCAAGACAATCAGTATTAGGTGTTGATGATATAAACGAACCTATCTACTTTACGCAAGACCAATTTACAATAGAGCCTTTTCAGGAACGCTTTGATAACTTATGTTGTGGCTATGTATTTAATATAGGTGTATTAGTTCAGAATGATTTTCAAACTTGTAATATTCCTGTAAATACAAGAGGTGCAGGTTACTAATGCTAAAATTTAAAATAGGAAGATTAATAGTTCAAATAGGATGGAAGAAATTTAAAATAACAATAAAATTATAAAATGGCAGATTTAACAACAACAATTACAGAGAATGTAGTGCTTAACGGCTCAGTCAGAGGTTCTACTAACACTTTAACAACTACAGGTATAGTAGATGTATTTGAAAGGATATTAACGTGTACTCACTCACAGACTACAACAATAGCAGTATTTAATTCTACACCTCACGGAGCAGATGGTGCTTTAGATGTAGAGAACTGTAAATACCTAAGAGTTACTAATTTAAGTGATGACCAAGATATGAAAGTAGCTTTTGTAACTTCAGCAACTAATTATCAAGTAACAGTAAGAGCAGGCGGTTCTCATATCTTATACCAAGCTGAAGAAGCATTAATTGCTGAAGCAGATACTACTCCTAACTTTCCTACACTTGAAGATTTAGTTACTGTAGAGGTAAGACCTTCAGCAACAACAGATGTTCAAGTAGAAGTCTTTGCAGCACTAGTATAATGAATTTAGAAGCAGTTGAAAGATACCTTAATAGCTTTGGAAAGCAAGTAGTAAACAGAGCTAAAGGAAACTTACAGAAATCAAAGGGTGGTGGTACTGCTTTAGAAAATTCTATTGCGTTTTCTGTAATAGAAAAAGATGGTGATTTAACTGTAATATTTAAGATGGCTTCTTATGGTAAGTATGTAGACAAAGGAGTATCAGGAACAGAAGTTACAAGAAGCTTTAAAGATTACAAAGGTAAAACTCTTAAAAGCCCATTTGGTTATAGAAAAGCAAAAGGACATTCACAACCACCTACTAAAGCACTTGATAAGTGGATAGTAAAAAAAGGAATAGCTCCAAGAGATAAAGAAGGAAAGTTTATGTCTAGGAAAAGTATAAAGTTTTTAATTGCAAGAAGCATTGGTAAAAAAGGAATACAGGGAATAAGTTTCTTTCAAAAGCCTTTAATGTTAGGAATGCAACAATTTAGAGGTAAGTTCCTAGAAGGAATTAAAGAAGACATAATAGACGGATTAAAACAACAAAAAATAATTAGCTAAATGGCAACACTAATAGAACAAAAACCTTTATACACTCAACTTCCTGTAGGGCAAGAGGTTATTTTTGTAGTATCAAATAATACAATAGTAGCAGGATTTACAAACGTAAGATTTATTGCTGATGTTTATATAAGTGATACAACACCTACAGCAATTTCTTCATCATCAGTTCCCACAGCTACATTCAAAACAACCCCTAACAATGCAGGAGTAGGTATATTTGATTTTAAGCAAGTAGTTGAAAATTATGTTAGTGCTGATAATATGGCAGGAACACAAAGCTCGTATAAAGGAATTACAACTACTGATGACACTCCTCACCCTATTCATTTAATAGACAAATATTCAAGAAATAAAAAAGCAGCTAGATGGCTAACTATTCAATTTAAAACGCAATATACAGACGCAAGTGGTGATGTAGTTACACCTCAAGCCCTATTTCAAAACTCAGTTGATTATCAGATATTCAATGGCTACTTAAAATACTCAGATATTCTTACAATGGGTACAGGAGCTACTGCTAATGACTTTGGCTTTGATTTAAGTAACTACAACCTTTCAGCTCAAACAGATAGCTTCTTAACTAATGCACCTGCTACACAATATGCTAACCTAAAAGATTACGGTACGATTGCTTTTTTATCACCAAATAATAACCTAGACTATATAAGGTTGCAATACAAAGACAGTTCAGGTTCACAAATAGGAACTGAAAATATAGAAAAAAATTCAGCAAATGGGGGTTGGGGTGCTGTTTCTAGTTCTATATTTTATCGTATGTTTTTCTTTGGCTGCTTTCCTGCTAACTTACAAAATTGGAGTTCTACTTTTAATGCTTTAGTTTCAGCAGGTACAATACAGGGCGGTTCAATAGTTATACAAGCTTTTGATGATAGCGGTAATAAAATAGCTACACAATACACTATAAACATAAATTGCCCTAACTTAAAAGGTTTTGAAAGTATAAGACTTTGTTGGCTTAATCAATGGGGTGCTTGGGATTACTACACATTCACTCAGAAGTCAGTAAGAAGCATATCAACTAAAGGTTCTACATACGAACAACTAGCAGGAACTTGGAATGAAGCAGCTTACAGAGTAGATAGTTACAAAGGTGGCAAGAAAGCATTTAGAGTAAACGCTACTGAGAAAATTACAATGAACACAGACTTTGTAAGTGAAAGCGAAAATGATATGTTTGAAGAACTAATAAACAGTCCTGAAGTTTATATCTTAGAAGGTTACCAAACAGACGGAACATTCTCAGCACTTAATCAATATGTAAAACCTGTTAGACTTACAACTTCTAGTTTTACAAAAAAGACTGTAGCAAACGATAAACTTATTCAGTACACTTTTGAAGTAGAAAAGAGTAAAACACTAAGAACACAGTCTGTATAATGTCAGTACAATTAATAGTATATCCTCAGACAGCACTTACAAATGAATTTGTAATTGATGGTACAAACTTTAACACAATAAACACTTCAAGTAGTTATGACGCACCTTCTTTATTACAAACAGCAATAGACAATCAACCACCTAGTGTTGTTAATACTTGGTATCGTTACAGAACAACAGGAAGTGGAACACCAACTTTGCCAACTGAAGTGTCAGGGAATTTAACTCTTTATTCAGTTTCTACTCAAAGTCTTTGTGGTGTGTACCAAAAGTTATCTAACTTAGTTGTAGGAAATGCTTATGAAATAGTAATTGATGTAAGCACAACAGGAGCAGGGCTTATAGTGCCAACTATCTATGATAGTTCTACTTTCATATCGGCAAATATTTTTAGTGCAGGTTCAAGTCAGGTTACTTATAGTTTTACAGCTACATCAGTAAATCAAATTGTAGTAATTAGTTATTCTAACACAACAGCAGACAATATAGTAATAAGTAATATATCAGTTTCACCGCAGGGAGTAGTGCCAACAAACACTTACTCAAATTTACAAGACGGACAAGTTATTTGCGACCTATATGAAGATGAAGACATACCTCTAAGTCTTAGTGTAGATGACTTTAAAAATGTAGCTGAGAAAGTGCA